ATATGAGTCAACATAGATACGCATTGCGCCATTCAATGTACCAACAAACTTGGTATTGGTTGGAGCTTCAAATGTACCTTCTGTTGTACGTGCAAATGCGCTTGTTGTAGCTGACTGAAGAACAGTCAATGCTGCTGGACTAACAACTGCCCAGTTACCAGCGCCACGACGTGTACGTGATGCGATTAGGTTTGCTGTACGGTTGATTAGAACAGCTAAAGCAGCGTGTTCGTCACCAACGAATGTAGCAGTGCCGCTAACAGCAGCTTGGTCGAATGTGAATTCGGTAGCAGCCAATGAGCGTAATGAACCTAAAATTTCTTGGTCGATTTCAACAGTGATCTCTTGTGCTAATGCAGCCATGATCTCTGCTTCAATATCCAAACCGTGCATAGCTTGTGCATCTTGCGCAGCTTCAAAAGTCCAGCGAGCTGATAACTTACGAGTCTTAGCTTCAACAACTTGCTTTAAGATTTGAACATTGATACGGTTACCTGGTACGCCTTCTAGAGTAGAAGTTGTAGCAGCTTTACCGGTTGTAGCTGTACCACCTGCGGTTAAACCGGAGTAAGCAACAGCAATCTTAAATGGGCTTAATGCCTCGTCACCAGCTGTAGTACCAGTAGCGTATGGGCTAGCTGAGTCAGTGGTGTTGTCTGCATAACGAACACGTAAAGTGTGGATCTGAGCAACAGGTCCAGTCATTGGTTGAACACCAACGATTTCGTTTGCAATAACTGTTGGCATTACACGTCGTATAACTGGTAGAATTACACGATTTAGTGTTGCAACGTTTGAAGCAGCGGTTGAGCCTGCAGTAGCAGCTTCAGCCAAGTGCTTGCGAGTGTTTTCAAGAATAACACCCATTGTGGTTCTCTTTGAACCATTTAGGCCTTCTAACAGGGCTTCTTTTGTTTCGCCCCAACGGCTTTCTAGTAGTGCTTGTGACATAATTTTCCTTTTTCTCCTATTTAGGGTTTACTTATAGCCCTGCTAAACGTTTTAGTTCGATCACATTATTAATGCTTTCGGAACCTTCTACGTTGGATTTAGCAGATTTATCTCCAGTTACTTCTACACGACTTTCCGACAACATAGCTTTTGGCTGTGCCGCAGGTTTAGCTGTGTTGTTTAGAACAGCTGGAAGATACTTGTCAAATGCAGACTGCAACTTTGCAGTTTGCACACTTTCAAGAAGTTCGCTCATTACTGCAGCTTTCTCCTTGTTTAAAGATCCTAACAAATTCGCCATTGTTTCACGACGTTCTGCAGATTCTTTAATGATTCTAATTTCTTTGTCTTTGGACTCAGCAATTATTGCTTTTTGTTCAGCTACTTGATTGGCTTCTTGCAAAGCTTTTTCTTTCGCAGCAACAACAGCCTGTAGCTTACGGATTTCTTTGTTCTCATTTAAATGAGTAACAGCAAATTCTGAAGCAAAGGCTTCAAAGAGTTGACGACCAAACATGTTCTCACGAGCAATTTGGATATCTTCTTTGAGTTGAGTCATTTCTGACTCTAGCTTTTGTGTAACTGATTCACGAACTAGTTCAGCTGAACGAGCAACAAATTGCTGTTGCAGTTCACCAAGCTTTTGTTTAGCACCAGCAATTAGACGAACTTTTGTCTCAACTACTGCTTGCTTGTCTTGCTCAAATTCTTGGATTTCTTCAGCTAATGCTTTGATAACAAATTTTTCTAAACGGCTTACGCTGTTTTCGTATACTTTGCGATCTTCACGTAGTTCTTTGATTTCGTCGGCTAGTTTACTAACCATGAAATCGTTGAACTTGGCGCTGCTTTCAGTCATGTGACTTTTAAATTTCACACGATCTTCTGCTAGTGCCTGTTTCTCTGCAGCAAACTCTTCGAGTTCACTTTGGAGACTTTCAGTTACCATCTTGTCTAGAGCCTCAACCATTACTTGCTTGTCATGCTGGTAGCGTTGTGCAAATTCTTCACGAAGTTCAGCACGAGCAACTTCTTTGGCTTCAACTAACTTGGTTTCCCATGCTTCGTTGATAGCTTGCTGTGTGTCTTCATTAATGATGCCACTATCCAACAATGGTTTCAATGCATCTAGTGTCATTACGACTCTCCTATTTTAACTTTAAGTCATTGATAAGGCGTGTTATGCCTTCTTTCAGGTACTTCTGTACTCTTTGATCTTGTGTAGCATCACGAGCTACATCTAACACTCGGTGACCGTGACGCATATTCATAAGTCCTTCGTAAATCGCTTTTGGATATGCATGTGGGGCACTAGGTTGGGCTACAATATCAACGGTAATAATATCAAAACCGCTAACATGTCCTGTACTTTCATTTACTTCCCCGCTTCCGCGGCTACTAACACCTAACTTAACACCACTGGTAATCATAGCTTCAACTAGCTTACCCATTGGTGTTGGTAGAATTTTTAGTTTACCGTGTCCGCATGGACCGTCCATCCACATACCTTCAATCATATGGGACACACGATCTAAATTAATTTTTAAATCATCAGGGTGATCAACTTCTCCAAGGACACTGTGGCCTTCTTTGATTTGTTCGTTGATTGTACTAACAGCTTTTGTTATTTCAGAAATGGGATAAACACGTTGGTTAGCGTTTTTGACGCCTCCCTCAATGAATATCCCTTTCATATAAAGATTCTTACCTTGACCAGTTGTGGAGTCCTCAGTTAGGACTTCCATCTGAGCACGGTCAAAAGTAAGATTCTCTTTTAGGTACAAAGCCATATTATTGCCCTAACTTAGTTGCCACCAGATTCGATGCTGCTCTTATTGATGCCGCTTTCTTCACCTGATTTTGCTTTAGGTTTGTTGCTAAAAGCGTTACCTGCTTTAGCACCTGGTTTGTTTTCCCAGTTGTTAGCATCTTTAACATCTTTTACAGTACCTTTTTTAGGAGCACTTGTGCCGTCTGGTACGCTGTTACTGCCACCTTTAGCGATGTTTTGTGATGTACCACCCATGTCGTTTTTACCTGCTAGTGGGTTGTTAGTATTACCAGATGCTTTATCGCCACCTGCACCAGTACCTACTGGAGCGAACTCTGTGTTGCTGGGTGCGGAGATTTTTTCAACATATTCACGCATAATATCAACTGCGCTCATGCTGCGACGACTTTCTTTTATTTCTTCTTCGTCTTCGTCGGCTGCTTCGAACATTTCTTCGTCGCCTTCGTCGCTCATGTCTTCGTCGCCTTCGTCGTCCATAGACTCTTCATCGCCCATGCCTTCGCCTTCGTCGCTCATGTCTTCGTCGTCCATAATTTGTTCAAACTCGGCTCTTAGTGCTTCTAATTCAGCTTCTAAGTTCATAACTTTAGATTCTAAATCTTCTTCCTCATCGCCTTCATCGCTCATGCTGTCCATGTCATCCATGTCCATTTCGTCACCTTCGCCAATACCGTCGGTTTCGTCCATTGTGATCTCGTCTACTAGACCGCCAACTTGGTCACCACCAATACCTTCTTCGGTGTATTCTTCGTCCATTAGTGACTCATAAATGTCACGTGACTTTTCTACTACAATTTCATGGAACAACGCACGAGCTTTGCCTTCCTCGTCGTTGATAATGTGTTCAATTAGCTGTTCATATTTGTTCATTAGGAACTCCTTTAAATAATATAGCTTGTAACATATTTACAAAACTACGCATATTTCAGCGTTAAATGGGTGTTTTTTGAAGGATTTTGAAAAACTACATACCAGCTGGTACTGCTGCAGGTGGTCTGTACTGTTTTGAGATGGAATCTAGTTTGGTTTCATGTTCTACTTTACGTACATCATTAGACATACGTAAGCGATTTAAGTCTGCTAAAGTCAGCCTGGTTTTGCGAAGATCACTTAATTTCATAGGCGTTTGATCGTCTGCTATACTGTTATAACCAGGCTTAATTGGTTCAAATAATTCGTTAATAACCATAATACTATTTACTCAAATCCAATTATTTTATACCATTGGTGCTGCAGCAGCCGGTGCTCCTGCGCCAGGTTGTGGTCCGCCCATTGGGCTCATTCCTTGAGTTGCACCTGGTGCTTCACCCGGCATTGCTTCACCTTCAGCCGGAGGTGTAACGTTTTCCAAGTCGCCGGCGATACCACCTGGACTGATACCTACATTACGCAATGATGGATCTTCGGGTGTTGCTAAGTCCACATCACCTTGTTCTTCGGCCCACATTGTTTCATTTTCACTCATTTCTTGCTCACTCATGCCCAAATAACGTTTCATCAAGTAACGCTTACTCATATATGGATAAGCTTCAAGTTGAGTAAATGTAGCAATACGAGCTGAGTCAATATCAGCTTGACGATACTGTGCAAAATTTTGTGGTTCTTCGAATGTCAAATCAAACAATTGACTGTCGATATTGACACCGCGCCAACGCATAAACAATTTAAATTCTTGATCTAATTTGTCTACAATCATGCTTTGTAAACGTTTGCAATATTGGTTAAAGCGCCATTCTTGTATCAAGGCTGTGCCTACTCTACCATCAGTAATTGACTGTGTACCGTCATCTACTCCTGTAGGCAAATAGCTGCTAGGAATACGCAAACCACGGAACAATTTGTTAGTAAAGAAGCGTAAATCAGTGATTTCACCTAGATTTGCACCGCCGGGTAGCACATTAACACTAGACCCACGTCCGTCTGCAGTTTGCGGGAAGAAGTAATCTTCATTGATGGCAAGTGGATTATAAGTAGCATCCATCATGTTTTGGCCGCCACCTGTTTGTGTAGGAATTCTACGTTGATGCACTTCGTTTTTGATTTTTTCTACAAATGCCATGGCCATGTGACTTGGCATGTTACCTACGTCAATAGTGAATACACGACGCTCTGGTGCACGTTGCACACGGTAGATAATAATACTGTCTTCCAGCAATTCTTTTTGCTTGAATACTTTGAATACATTTTCTAGTACACTGTTTCCAAAAGGCCAATACACATCCAATCCTTCTGTTAGGCTTAGATGGATAACATGTTCTGCATTGATTGCTGCTTCGTTTTGTGCTCTAGTAAAACGACTACCGCCACTAAAAGGTGTAGCAGGTTGCACGTAGCTACCACTCGGGCCACCCACTTGAGGATGATTGATATATGTGTCTGACGTACTGACTGCGGTAACTGTTAGATTTTGAAAGTTGGGATTAATTTCTTTAACAATATACTGCTCAGGCTTTTTGCCTTCAGCTTCGTTAACAATAACCTTGACCACTTTGCTCATTTCAACCCAAAACAGTTTAAATGTTTCTGGATCACGAATGAATATTTGATCGCCGTACTTGATGGTATTGCGTATAATTTTAAAGATGCGCTTGTTCATTTCATTCAAAGTAACCCATTGCTGCAGTTGCTCTTTGACGATTTTGACTTCGTTATCTGTGGGTTTTTCTTTAAATCTGAGATCAAATGCTGTGCCGTTTGCTTCATTCTTTTGAGTCATAAACTCAGCAAGAATATCCAATGCTGCATTAATCTCCGAATCCATGTCCATTTGCTCGTACTGATTATAACGTTCAGTACGATTTGGGTGTCCAATGTAAACTTCCGGTAAGTTACTTTGATAGTTGCGATAGCCTGGGTCAGCCATACGGCCTCCGCTACTACCAATTGGGCTTACATTACTAGGGAAGTTGCTACCCTTAAAATATTTTTTCCATGTCATACTATGTTCTCAGTGTGTGCTATATTTACCGTGTTACGCCATCTCGTTAGCTATTCTTCTGCTGTACTCTGCATTGTCTTGCATTGCAGTAACCAAGGTATCCATTCTATCAATTTGCTGCTGCATTGCTGCCATTTGCTGTCTTGAATCGTTGGCTAGTTGATTTTTTACTTCGTCTAATGCACCAACAAACCCAGCCGGTCCTTTGAGAACTGTTTCAAACGCAGTTGCTACACTTGTTGCTATTTCTGTACCTGTTGGTGCTGCTGGCGCAACAATTTGCTGTTTTGGTTGATTATTAGCTGCCATAACTGTAGCAAACTGTTCGTTAAACTGTCTAGTTGTTAACA